AGTGACATGTTGTTCCTTAGTCAGGCATCGATTGTGGGGCTATACTTTGGCGCTACAGCGTACATGGCAAAAAGATGAGCATACTTGGATCACTTATAGGCCCCGCCACTCAGCTATTAGACAAAGTCATTGAGGACAAAGATCAGAAAAATGCTTTGGCGCATGAGATTGCGACTATGGCAGAGCGTCATGCTCAAGAGCTTGCCAAGGGGCAGTTAGAGGTTAACAAGGTCGAGGCGGCATCAAAGTCTTTGTTCGTAGCAGGGTGGCGACCTTGCATCGGTTGGGTATGTGCGCTAGGTCTTTTTTACAACACCATCCTTTCCAATATACTGGGCATCTGGGTCGACGTGCCAGAAATCGATACCACTCTGCTTGTTCCCGTTATGATGGGCATGCTAGGTCTTGGCGCGATGCGATCCTACGAGAAGGTCCAAGGCGTGAGCAGGGAGAAGTAATGGGTATTGAGCTAATAGGAATGTTGAAGCGTCACGAAGGCGTTCGTAGCCATGCGTACAAATGCTCAGAAAACATGATCACTGTGGGTGTCGGGCGCAATATCGACGAAAACGGCGGTTTAGGACTGTCTGAAGAAGAAATCGAGTATTTATTGGCTAACGACATCCGGCGAGTGCGAGAAGAACTTGATGACACCTACTACTGGTTTGCGGCCCTCAACGAGGCGCGAAAAGATGCCATGATTGATATCTGTTTCAATCTTGGTCTGACGCGCTTGCGTGGGTTTGTAAAAGCCCTAGAGGCGATGTCACGAGAGCAGTTCGATATAGCAGCCGACGAGTTTATGGACAGCCGGTGGGCTACTCAGGTAGGTAATCGTGCATTAGAGGTGACTGAAATAATCCGCACAGGAGATTATCAGTAATGCCGCTGCAAAAGTTTATCTTCAACCCCGGAATCAACAAAGAAGGCACCGACTACACCGCAGAGGGCGGTTGGTTTGACGGTAATTTGGTTCGTTTCCGGAAGGGCTTGCCCGAGAAGATAGGCGGTTGGCAAAAGTACATACAAGCCTCGTACGAGGGCACCGGCCGTAAACTTCACGGGTGGGTTGATCTTGACGGTACGAAGCTCTTGGGCCTCGGCACACGGTTCAAGTTGTATATACAAGAGGGTGCGAGCTACAACGACATCACACCCATACGCGAAACCACCAGTGCGGGCGACGTTACGTTTGCTGCCACTGATGGTTTCAGCACGATCACTGTCACAGACGCCGGGCACGGTGCTGTCAACGGAGATTTTGTGACGTTTTCTGGTGCAGCCGGTCTGGGCGGTAACGTGACGGCGACGGTGTTAAATCAAGAATACCAAGTCGTCACGGTCCCCACAGCCGACACGTTTACAATTGTCGCGAAAGACACCAGTGATGCAGAAGTCACCGCTAACAGTAGCGACACGGGCAACGGCGGTGGTAGCGTTGTGGGAACGTACCAAATCAACTCCGGGCTGGATGTGTTTGTTGACGGCACCGGTTGGGGTGTTGGTACGTGGGGATCTGGTACGTGGGGATCGACCACGTCTTTGGGTGACGCAAACCAGCTACGTCTGTGGTCTATGGACAACTTCGGTGAGGACCTTGTGTCTAATCCTCGAGCGGGCAGCATTTATTATTGGGACAAGACAAGCGGGTTAAACACTCGAGCGGTTCCTTTGACTTCTTTAGCAGGCGCTAACCTTGCCCCTACGAAAGGATTACAAGTGCTGGTTTCGGACGTTGACCGACACGCAATTGTGCTGGGAGCCGATCCGATCAGTGGTGGCAGCCGCAGTGGTTCGATAGATCCACTACTAATCGCTTTTTCTGATCAGGAAAACATTGCAGAGTGGGAGCCAAAAGCTACAAATACGGCGGGATCTCTACGGTGCTCTGCCGGTTCTGAAATCATCGGTGGATTGCGGGCTCGCCAAGAGACGCTTATTTGGACGGACGTTGCCTTATATAGCCTGCAGTTCATAGGCGCACCCCTTACGTTCGGTTTGAACCTGATCAACGAAGGTATCAGCCTGATAGGCCCGAATGCTGCGGTAAACGCGCCAAACGGCATTTTCTGGATGGACAAGAAAGGCTTCTATCTCTACAACGGCTCTGTTGCTCCAGTGCCTTGTAGCGTGCATTCGTACGTGTTTGATGATTTTAATGAGGGTCAAGCATTCCAGTTCTTCGGCTTTTTGAACAAGCAATTCAACGAGGTTGGTTGGTTTTATTGCTCTGCAGACAGCAACACAATAGACCGCTATGTGGTGTACAACTACGTCGAAAACCTTTGGTCGATTGGCAACCTGTCCCGCACCGCATGGCTGGACGAGGGGATCGTAGCGTTCCCAAGAGCCGCAGGCGTGAACAGTGATTCCAACAACTGTTTGTTCCAACACGAAACCGGTAACGACGACGATGGTAGCCCCATGAGCGGCGTCTTTATCGAGTCAGCGGACTTTGACCTTGGCGACGGTGAAGAGTTCCAATTCATCAAACGTATGATCCCCGACGTCAAATTCACCGGCACTGGGGGGTCTGATCAGCAAATGAACGTGGTCGTCAAGGCAAGAAACTTCCCCGGCGACACACTGACCACGGACCAGACGTCTAGCTTTACTGCCACGACCACGAAAGTGGACATGCGGGCACGCGCAAGACAGTTAGCACTGCGTTTTGAGTCGGATGACGATGCGGATTTGTCAAACCGCGTAGGCTTAGGCTTCCGCTTGGGTGGCACTCGCCTCGATCTGCAGTCCAACGGACGACGATGAGCAAGCTTTTACAAGGGCGCTTACCCTTTTCTGTCGGCGAATCCGTGCCGACTAGCACGTACAACAAGGCTGTACGTTTATTAGAGATCAGTTTAGACTCTTTTGATCCGGACTCCACGCCACAGTTCACTGCGGCCAGAAGAGATGAACTGCAGTTTCGGGCGGGGGATATAATCTGGAATCTGTCGGAGGGCGTTTTGCAGGTTTATACCGGCAACGTTTGGCAGAATATATCTTCTCCGTCTACATCGGGGTTAAGCGCAACAGGTAGCATCGGAAACGTATCGGTCAGCACGAACGGTTCTGTTGTTGTAGATATCACATAAGCGTACGATCACGATATGGGACAACCAGCATTTCAATACGACGAATTTGAAGATATCGAACCGATAGAGGTTCCTGCCGGTGGCATAGCTACCTTTTTGACCGCGACCGAGGGCTCTTGGGCCACGGATGACGACGATGACATACCTCAAGCCGGTATTGCGTCGGTCAAACGCGTAGCGGATCAACTAGCAACGTTTGGTCGTCACGAAGACGAATACATGATTCACGCTGCGGAAGGCGAAACCGTCATTCCTATGGAAGTGTTCCGCAAAAACCCGATTTTGAAAGAGCGTATATTCCAACAAATGCGCGACATGGGCATCGAGCCTGAGCGTTATGTGGTTGGTAACGAGCTCAACTCTCTGAACCCGGTCACCGGGCAACCAGAATTCTTCTTGAAAAAGCTGTTCAAAGGGCTCAAAAAGTTTGTAAAAAAAGCCGTCACGGTTGTATTACCGATTGTGGGTGCTGCTTTTCTCGGACCTTTGGGCGCGGCTGCCGGATCAGGCATCGCAACACTGATTAACGGCGGTAACTTGAAGGACGCGCTAAAGTCAGCAGCTTTGAGCGGTCTTACAGCCGGTGTAATGAACGGTATTAGCGGCGGTATGTCTGCTGCTGGTGAGGGCGGTAGTTTCTTCCAAGGTTTCAAGGCGGGGGCCGTTGGCGAAGGAGCATTTACAAGAACTCTTGGAGAAGCAGCCGCTGCAGGTGGAGCACAAGCTGCTGAAGCAGCCGCTGCCGCGTCATCTCTAGAAAGCATCGCAAACCCAACTACCGCTTCGCAAGCGGCGTCAGCACAACAGGCTCAGTTTACTTACATGCCTGACGGTACGGCAGTGCCCGTAGAGGCAGCCGTAGCACCTCCGCAAGCTATTCCGAGCGTAGCAACACCAGCAGCACAACAAGCTCAGTTTACTTACATGCCTGACGGTACGGCAGTTCCTGTTCGTGCTGCTACAACCGCTGCTGCTCCCACCGCAACGACTCCAGCGACCATGCAAGCGGTGACGAAGCCAACGCAGGCGATGTACGACGCAAATGCCGGGGGCTTACGCGCTGTGGTAGATGCTGATCCTACTAATCCGTTGTATTCGGACATAACAACACGATCAGCCACTCCGGACATAATAAGAAGTGACACTGAAGCTTTACAACGCATGGGCTTCAGTGACTCTCAAATACAAGATTACCAAGCTGGTACAGGGGCACCTACGACCGGTGTTGGCGGGGCTCCGGCAGGCGCAGGTGCAGCGGCAGGTGCCGGTATGGGGCCTCCCGCTCCTACTACAGTCCAACCACCGGGCGTAATGGACAGCGTCAAACAAATTTTTGGTATTGGTCCCGAAGTACAAGCGCAACCTATTGAAGGTTTGAAAAACCTTTTCTTGCCGGGCATGGACGTCAACGCTCAAGCTCAGGCAATCGCAGAGCGGGCCGCTGCACAGGGCACTTTGCCACCGGGTTACAATGTACAAACTTATGCTGCCAAACTAGCTAAAGATTCTCTTTCTGGCATCGGCGGTGCACTCCGTAAATTTGGCCCCGGTTTTACCGGGATTATGGCGTTAGACGCCTTTACTCGCGAAGAGCCTGAAGATTTTAACGTCGCAGAACAAGTCACGGGTTTTGATTATCTGGAAGGCCCCGAAGGTTTTAAATATCGCCTCGGGTCAGACACTATGAAGTTGCCAACAACGTACACGATTCAAGATGTGACAGACCAATATGGCTTTTTGCAAGCGCCGGTTTTGCAACCCCAACCCGGCGGGAAAGCAGAAGGTGGAGAGATCGATAACTTCCCGCGTATGAACGGACGTATTGACGGCCCCGGAACTGAAACTAGTGACGACATACCGGCTATGTTGAGCGATGGCGAGTTTGTATTTACGGCGAAAGCAGTGCGTGGCGCTGGTAACGGCGACCGCGAAAACGGAATGAAAAATATGTACGCTCTGATGAGCAAGTTCGAGAGAATGGCGTAATGGCAGAGAATACAACCACAACCCAGATAGTCCGCGAAGCCCCGGAAATCGAGGCGTATAAAGCTGGGCTTTATCAAGACGCGTTAGATTACATGAAGCGCCTGCAGGGTGTTGACCCTGTAACTGGCGCAGCGATTCTTGACCCTGAGACAGGCTTGCCACGAGGCGCGATTCAAGCTCCAACTCAAGCTGTAGCAGGCATGACTGCCGATCAGATTGCTGCTGGAGAACTGATTCGTACTGGTATTGGCGGTTATGAGCCATACTTGACAGGCGCATTGGAGTCTACGCAGGCAGGTCAGGACGTCATTACAGCCGGTGCGTTGCCCGGTATAGAGGCCGCACTTCTAGCACAACAAGGCGGTTTGGGAACATTACGTGAAGCGCAAAGACTAGCTGCCGACACACGAGCAGAGCCGTACAGTTTCCGTGATCAAGCCATTCAAGGGCTTTCACAAGCGGCAACCGACATCACCGGTGCGGCTGCAGGTATACCTTTACAGGTGCAGGCCGCCCAGCAGGGGCTTTCTGCAGCAGACGTTGCAGCACAGCGTGCAGCTTCTGACACTGCAACAAGACTAGGGCTTGGAGCAGACCAAGCGCGCCAACTTGCTTCTGATGTAGGCATCGGGGCCCTCGGCACAGCCGAAGCTTTGGGTGGTCAACTAGGCACCGCCACACGAGGCGGGCTACAAACAGCGGCCCAAACTCAGCAACAATTATTGCGTCAAGCGGGCAGAGCCGCAGGCACTACAGCGGGGGCTCAAAGTCGTCTAGGTTCTGCTGCACGACAGGCAGAGCGAGAAGCGACCGTAGGACAAACCGGTATTCTTGGATCAAGAGGCGATATCGGGACTATTCGCACTGGATTAGTTGACGCTGGTGAGCAGTTTGACCCCAGTGGCATTGGTGCATTTATGGACCCGTACATGCAACAGGTCATCGAAGCCAATACGCAAGAAGCTATTCGGGCTGGTGAATTACAAAAACAAAGTGCAAGAGCACGCCAAGTCGCTGCAGGAGCCTTTGGGGGTTCACGCGGCGGTATCGAAGAAGCCGAGATTACTCGCGGCGTCAACGAACAGATAGGCCGACAACGTGCAAATCTTCTGAGTCAAGGCTACGGACAGGCGTTACAAGCAGCGCAGCAAGCGTTTGAAGCAGGCAAAGGGCGTGAACTACAAGCGGCTGGTCTTGGTGGCCAGTTAGCGCAGTCTGAAGCAGGGCTCGCGGCACAAGCCGCCCAAATGGGTATTAGCACACAGCAACTGAAAGCTCAGTTGGCCCAGCAGCAAGCTGGTTTGGGACAGTCGCAGGCTCAACTTGGAATGGCTGCCGCGCAACAAGGCGGTCAGATGGGCATGGCAGCCCAACAACAAGCTGCTGCGAACGCACAAGCGCAAGCGCAAGCGGCGCAGGCTGCTCAACAGCTTCGCGGTCAAGTGGGTCTGCAAGCGGGTCAGATGGGCCAGCAGGCGGCACTTCAAGGCGGTCAGATGGGCATGTCTGCGGCAGAAATGGCACAACGTGGCGCAATGCAAGGCGGCCAACTTGGTATGCAAGGACAACAAGCACTGGCGCAAATGGCGGGTCAACGTGCAGATCTAGCCCGCGCGGGCGGTCAGATGGGCCTTCAGTTTGGTCAATTAGGCCAAGCAGACGTGGCGCAACTCGCCGCGTTGGCAGGTCAGCAACAACAAGCGGCACAAGGCATCGGGGCACTTGCCGGTCAGGCAGGACAACTTGGTGGTCGTCTGGCCTCTATGGGTCAAATACAAGCAAGCTTAGGTCAGCAGGCGCAGCAACAACGCGCAGCAGACGCTTCACAACTGATGGGCTTCGGAGGCGTGCAACAGCAGCAGGCGCAAAACGTATTGAACGCGCAATTCGCAGCAGAGCGCCAAGCTTACGATCAGCCGTTCCAGCAGTTAGGTTTCTTGGCAGACATGACTAAGGCGTTGCCTTCGTCACAAAGTGCTGTATTCCAACAATCGTCACCTAGTCCGGGCTTTGCTCAACAAGTAGCGGGTTTGGCAACAGGTGCGGCTGGTTTAGCGAGGGCATTCTAATGGCTGTAACAGATAGACCGTTATTCAGAGCCAATGGCGGCCAAGTAGGAATGCTTGCCGAAAGCCCTTTTGCAACGACGCTCAGGCAAAGTCAGACGACGGCCTTTCCGACTCCCGGTTTGAGATTGGACAATCAACCGCTGGGCCTTTCCGGCGGGATGGTGGG